GACCAGTCCGGTACGTGGGGTATCACCACGAATAACAATATGGGAACCCTGCTGGAGCAGGCTGTTTCCGGCTACGTGACTCAGGCCGTAGCAACCGGTACCGACACGACGATTACGATCCCGAACGGTGCCACGGGCGTTGCCCGAAACATGTATTTGGAACTGACCGGCACGGGTGGTACGAACACTAACCTGATCGTCCCGACTAATAAGAAGCTTTATTTCGTCTTCAACAACACTGCTTCAGGGCAGGTGACGGTCAAGGTATCGGGTCAGCCCGGCGTTTCTGTTGCCAACGGGGTCAAGACGATCCTTGTCTGCAACGGCACGGATATCGTTGCTGCTACTAATATTGTGGGTCCGACTGGCCCCACGGGTCCGACTGGCCCGACTGGTCCTACAGGTCCGATTGGGCCGACTGGTTTGACTGGCCCCACGGGTGCCACAGGCGCGACTGGTCCGGTTGGTCCCACAGGCGCTACGGGTCCGGTTGGTCCGACTGGTCCTGCCTCAACTGTTCCGGGTCCGACTGGTCCTACTGGTCCGATTGGTCCGATTGGTCCTCCGGGTCCTGCTGGTGGTCCTCCGGGTCCTCCGGGTCCTCCGGGGCCGACTGGTCCTGCCTCAACTGTTGCGGGTCCTCCGGGTCCGACTGGCTTAACTGGTCCGACTGGTCCTGCCTCAACTGTGCCGGGTCCTCCGGGGCCGACTGGTCCGACTGGTCCTACGGGTCCTGCTTCAACGGTTGCAGGTCCTCCGGGGCCGACTGGCCCTGCGGGTCCAACAGGTCCTGCTTCAACTGTGCCGGGTCCTCCGGGACCGACCGGCTTAACGGGTCCTTCAGGTCCTCCGGGTCCAACTGGTCCTGCTTCAACTGTGCCGGGTCCTCCGGGGCCGACCGGTCCGACTGGTCCTACAGGTCCTGCTTCAACTGTGGCTGGCCCTCCGGGTCCTCCGGGAGCAACGGGTCCTGCTGGTCCTACGGGTTCAACCGGTCCTACTGGTCCTGCGGGTCCGACTGGTCCTTCTGGCACGGTAGCTGTTGGCACTACTACAACGGGTCCGGCAGGCACTCCTGCATCGGTATCTAATAGCGGTACCCCGACTGCTGCTACGCTGAACTTCACTATCCCGAACGGGCCGACTGGCTCACCGGGTCCGACTGGCTCAACAGGTCCAACTGGTCCGACTGGTGCTCCGGGGCCGACTGGCCCTACTGGATTGACTGGTCCAACTGGTCCGACTGGTCCTGCCTCAACTGTTCCGGGTCCAACTGGTCCTACGGGTCCTTCCGGTCCCTCCGGTCCTACAGGTCCTGTTGGCCCCCCGGGTCCTCCGGGTCCGGCTGGTACGGGCATCGTCAATACGGGTAACGCGGGATATGCGGGTTACTATGCTTCGACCGGTACGACGATTAGTTCTGGTCAAGGCGCGACCGTGTATGCAGGTGACTTCGCCGCTAACTCGGATCTTCGCTTGAAGAATATTTCAGGCGAACTTGAAGGTGCGATGGGTCGCGTCAACTGTTTGAAGGGCGTTAAGTACACTTGGAATGCCTTGGCTTCTGAGAAACTGGGTCTTCCTAAAGATGCTCCGCAGGTTGGCTTGATTGCCCAAGACGTTATTGAAGTGCTGCCTGAAGCGGTCAAGCAAGATGATGGATATCTCCTCGTCAGCTACGACAAGGTAGTGCCGCTCTTGGTTGAGGCAATCAAAGAACTCAACGCTCGTATTAAAGAGTTGGAGAGCCGCTAATGGCGCTGCCGGGTTCACTCCCCCTTGCTCTGAGCCAGATCAAAACTGAGTTCGGCGGGGGGAGCACGCTTGCTGGATACTATCGGGGTGGCGGCCTTGTAGCCAACCATACGGCGAACGCGGCCATTCCGACATCGGGCACGATTGCTATCAGTAACTTCTTGGGGGCTGAGCGTAACTTCACCTGCTCGATGGATGTGCAGAAGGACCTCCCGAGTCCTGTGACCTATTGGGGTTATTACTCAGGTGTCGCAGGAAGTGCGTCCCGTACGGGTATTGGCATCTCGCCATCATCTACTTCGCAGACTACGTTCATAGGGTGGTACGACCTGTACACACCGGATCTTAATCCGCCCTATGCTGACATCTATACGGCGACGTTCTTAGTTCTTTCGGGTAACGTAACCGGAACTTGGTGGACTAACATTTCGTGGGGTAGTCTAAACCTGACCCGTGCTAGTTCTGCGACTCCAAACGGAGCCTTTACTGGCTCTGAAACTATATGGGATTGGTACGGCGGTCCTTATTTTGGTGGCACGGGATCTGCCACTTTTACTCTTACCTTGGCCTAAAGAGGGTGTATGAAAGGCGAATGGTGTTACTTTAAGTCCTATTTTCCGGCAGATTATTGCCAGCACATTATTGACATTGCTCTTAAGCGGGAACCGGAGGAGGCCAAGATCGGTACTGCTGATGGGGTCAATAAGGACGACACCTTCCGCCGTTCTAACATCCGTTTTGTAAACCGTGGTGATGCTGAACTAGATTACTTGTTTGACGAGATGTGGAAGCTCGCTATTCAGGCTAACCACGATTGGTTCAATGTCCATATCTCAAAGCTCGACTACTACCAAATTGCTGAGTACGACAGCGTTAACCGTGGTGAGTACAAGACTCATCATGACATCTTCTACATGAACGGCGACCCGTACTACCACCGGAAGCTTTCGTGCGTGATTCAGTTATCAGACCCGAACGACTATGAAGGCGGGGATTTGACGTTCGAACACGTTCAGCACTACCCGGATGCGGACGAAATGCGGCAGCGCGGTACGGTTATCTTCTTTCCCTCGTTTGTACGTCACGCAGCTTTGCCTGTAACTAAGGGTATTCGGTATTCCGTTGCCTCGTGGTTCGACGGACCTAAGTGGAGATAAAGATGGAAAACGGGACTAACGATATCGAGATGTTCAAGGCGCAGGTTCAGGCCGAGTTAAACCGGCTTGAGGCTAAGTCGTCTGCCAAAGAAGTTGCAGGCAAGGCTATCGGTAAGGATGGTCTTAAGTACATCACGGTCATCGTAGTCATCGGTGTGGCATCTAGCTTGATGCTCGACTCTGAAAAGATTGCTGCTGTGATGGGCCTACTTGGTGCGTCCTTGACTGCACTTATCTCGATGCTCAACAACATCGCCGGGGCCAACGAGAAAGAAGACAAGCCTGAGTTTGCTGTTATCAAAGAACTTATCGCCAAGCTCGACCGACTTGATCGGAAGGAAATGCCGATGCGGGTTGATGTCGAAGGTGATCATGTCACCGTAACTAAGGGTGACGACGTTGTGAGGGCTTCCAAATGATGACGATGGTTAGCACGTTCCTGTCCTTCCTAGCGGGTGGATTGCCTAAGATCCTCTCAATCCTGCAAGACCGGCAGGACAAGAAGCATGAGTTGGCTTTGGTTGCCGCTCAGAAGGAACGTGAGTTGGCTTTGGCCGAGAAGGGCTTCCTTGCTCAGGCTCGGGTCGAAGAGATCAAGTTGGAGCAGATCCAAACTCAGACGGCAGGCGAAGAGCGCCAAGCCCTGTATCAGCACGACATCGAGATCGGTAAGGGTGCGAGTCAGTGGATGGTTAACCTTCGTGCTTCTGTCCGTCCGGTTGTGACTTACATCTTCGTGCTAGAACTTGTCGCCATCAACATTGCTGGTGTTTGGTATGCCTACAACACGGGTGTGCCGTTTGCCGCTGCGATGGCTGAAGTATTCTCAGATGACGAGATGCTGATCCTGTCTTCGATTATTGCCTTTTGGTTTGGTACGCAGGCGTTTGGTAAGAAGTAATGAAGGCAAGTCCTGAGACAATCAGGATGGTGAAACACCACGAGGGCGTGAGGAATAAACCTTACTTGTGCCCCGCTAAGTTGTGGACGGTCGGTGTCGGTCATGTTCTGTATCCGGAGCAGGCAAACATCCCTGTATCCGATAGGATACAGTTTCCATTACGACCAGAACACGCAAGGATTTGGTCTGATGCTGAAGTTAACGATCTACTTGCTAAAGATCTTGCGCGATTTGAGCGCGGCGTGGCCCGACTTTGCCCTAATACTATTGGTAATCAAGGCAGGTTCGATAGCCTCGTTTCCTTCTCTTTCAACGTGGGTTTGGGGAATCTTCAGCGCTCTTCCCTTCGGATGAAGAATAACCGAGGCGATTTTGAAGAGGCTGCTGAAGAATTTATGAAATGGACTAAGGGCGGCGGACGGGTACTGCCGGGTCTGGTCAAGCGCCGTATGGATGAACGGGCGTTGTACTTGTCAGGAGTCGTGTAATGCCGCTTCAAAAACTCGCGCTTCGGCCCGGTATCAATAAAGAATCGACCAACTACGCCAACGAGGGGGGTTATTTCTCGTGCGATAAGGTTCGGTTCCGTTCGGGGTATGCAGAGAAGATTGGTGGGTGGATTAATCAGACTGCACCGGAATACACGTTTTTCGGTATCTGCCGCTCCCTGTTCAATTGGATCTCGCTTACTAGTGAAAACCTTTTAGGTCTTGGCACGAACCAGAAGTTCTACGTCGAGAACTTGGGCGTCTATCACGACATTACCCCGTTGGCATCCACCGTTACTTTGCCCTTAAACCCGTTTGCCACTACAAATGGTAGCTATAAAGTCATTGTCACTACGACGGCTCCACACGATTTAACTGTCGGTACTTGGGTTACGTTCGGTAATACCCCATCCGGTACAGACATCGTTGTAAACGGAATCACCCTGTATTCATCTACAGCGGGTATTGGTGCGTTCGAAGTCATTGATATCCCATCTAGCACTTCGTTTGCTGTACTAGGCGCTGTGGTCGCATCAGGTACCGGATCAGGTGGTGGCGCTGCCGCTACTGCGGCTATCGAGATTGATGCGGGAAGTGCGACTTACTCTAGCGGTCTTGGTTGGGGTGCAGGTCCGTGGGGCTTTGGCGGATGGGGCGTCGGCTCGGCTATCTCGAATCAGATCCGGTTGTGGTCGCAGGACAACGACCAAGAAAACCTTCTAATCAATCCTCGTGGTGGTCCAATCTATTATTGGGTCAAAGACACCACAACATACAATCGCGCCGTCACGCTCAATTCGTACGCCAACACGCAGGTTAAGCATGTAACGACTGCGACCTTCTTGGCTGCGGCTACGACTATTACAGTTACTGACCCAACCGGCATCGACACCGGCTCTGTGATCACGGGCACGGGAATTCCTGCTGGCACTTACGTCACGACGGCGTATGTTATCGGTAGTACGTCAGTTCCTATCTCCGCTGCAACTACGGCAGGGTCTGCGGGTGACTACACGTTTAGCTATTCGGGACGGCATGTACCCAACACCACTTATCAGGTAGCAACTTCAAGCTCCGGTAACTTCTGTATTGCCTTTGGGTCTAACCCGTACAACCCGTTCAACTTTAGTGAGACCTTTGACCCGCTTTTGATTCGTTGGTCAGATGCCGACAATCCGTTTGAGTGGGTGCCGTCTACCTTGAACCAGTCAGGTGAAACCCGCCTGTCGTATGGCTCGTATGTAGTTGCGTCTACGGATACCCGGCAGGAAATCCTCATTTGGACTGATGCTGCACTGTTCTCGATGCAGTACCTCGGCCCTCCGTATGTGTGGGGTATTAACTTGTTGATGGACAACATTTCCATCATCTCTCCGAATTCTGCAATCACGATCAACAACGTCACGTACTGGATGGGTACGGATAAGTTCTACATGTACTCAGGTCGTGTCGAGACCCTGCCCTGCACGCTCCGTCAGTTCATCTTTACGGACATTAACGAAGAGCAGATTGCACAAGTCGTATGCGGGGCAAACCAAGGCTACAACGAGATTTGGTGGTTCTACCCGACCGCAAACAGCCTCGTTAATAATCGCTACGTCGTATACAACCATTTAGAAAACATTTGGTATTACGGTGAACTGAACCGTACGTACTGGCTTGATTCGCCGCTTCGCCGCTATCCAATGGCCGCATTTAGTGTGCAGACTTCTTATCTCTCTAGCGCAATCAACAGCAGCGAAACCAACATTACTCTGCTGAATGCTACGACGTATCCGGTACCGGGCGTTGTTACGATTGACTCGGAAAAGATCTACTACACCGGTACGAACACAAGTCAGTTAACGGGCTGTATCCGAGGCTATGACAACACGGCGGCAGCGAGCCATATTCAGTATTCGAAGGTCGTGTATAGCGTCCCGAATCAGGTCATGAACCACGAGTACGGTAATGATGACCGGTCGTTAACTACGCCCCAACCGATTGCCGCACATATCGAGTCGTCTGATTTTGATATTCAAGACGGGCAAACCTTTGGTTACGTGTGGCGTATCTTGCCGGACTTGACCTTCAACAACTCGTCTTCAAACGCACCAAGTGTAACGCTGACGGTTAAAGCGAGGCAGAATTCAGGTAGTTTGTACGCCCCTGCCGACGATCCGACTGTGCAGGAGACTTCTCGTATTCCGATTGAGCAATACACCGGACAGGTCTACACCCGAGTTCGCGGTCGTCAGATGTCGTTTAGGCTCGACTCTGTGGATCTTGGCGTTGCGTGGCAGATGGGCTTGATGCGTATCGACGTTCGCCCGGATGGTCGTAGATGACTAGTCGCCTGCAAAAAGTTCGTAACTTGGTGGCACCGAACCTGCCGGTGGCCCCGAACCAGTATGAAAGGCGGTATCAGGATCAGCTTACCAACGTACTGCGCCTGTTCTTCAACCTAGTATCTAACTCGTTCAACGCACCTAAGCCGCACGGGTCTTTCTACGATACGACGACACAGACTAATCCTGTTCCGGGCGCTGTTAACCTGATGAAGTTCGATAGCATCTACGACTCGGGTGAGACTCAATTCAGCGTTAATAAGGATACGAACCGGGTCTACGTAGCGGAAACGGCTGTATATAACATTCAGTTCTCAGCCCAGTTAGACAAGACGGGCGGCGGTGCAAGCGACGTATTTATTTGGTTACGGTTGAACGGGAACAACGTAGCGCACTCCGCTACCAAGATGGTCATTGACGGACCCAACAACGAACTCGTAGCCGCTTGGAACTGGGTGATTACCCTTGCCGATGGGGACTATATTGAACTTGCTTGGCAGTCACCCGATGCCAACGTGATCCTGTTAGCTGCCCCTGCGTCAGGCAATATTCCGCAAATCCCTTCCGTCATCCTGACCGTAACGTGGGTGTCGAATGTCTCTACCTGAAATGGTACGATTTAAGCAACTTTTCCCCACGGGGGATTTATGAACCAGAATTATCCACAGGGCGGATTGGCCGCGCTTCTTGCTTCTAAGGGGCGGGAAGGGGATTCCGTTTTAGTCCATATGACCCCCGGAGAGGTAGAGGGGTTGCAGGCGCTTGCCTTGGCTACGGGTGGGTCCCTTACGACTAACCCCGATACTGGACTGCCAGAAGCGAACTGGCTTAAAAGCATTCTTCCCGCGATTGCTGGTTCTGCCTTAAAAACCTTCTTCCCCAAGTTGGGTTCTGCTACGACCGGATTGATTGTGGGCGGTATTAGCGGTCTTGTGGATAAAAGTTTTGACAAGGGGCTTCGTTCTGGTCTGTCCGCCTATTCTGGGTCTAAGACCATTGAAGGACTTCAAGCCGCACGTAAAGCGGTCCAGCCGAGTGCTGCTGTTCCCAAGATCGTATCTGGTGCAGAGGAAGTCTCTTCGGCTCGTTTGCGAGATACCCGTACCCCGATAGACCTTTCCAAGATTCAAGTAGAACCCGTACAGGTACAGACAGTAACCAAGGCACCCTCGCTGTTTGGGGATGGTATCCGGGCGCTGTTTAAACCCGAAGGTCAAGAGGCTTTCCTTGAGGCTGTTGAGGGTCCGTATAAGCGCCAAGGACTTCGGGATTTGTCCCGTTCGGCTTACTTTGCTGGATTGGCTAACCTTGCTGCCCAAGAACCCAAGAAGATTAAACCCGGTACCGGAGGGTCTAAAGCTAGGTTCTACGTTCCGGGCGAGGTCAATCCGCTATATGGTCAGGGCTATGATCAGTGGTACTTCAAGCCGGGGTACTTTAGCGATACGTATCCGGGTTATGCCGAGGGTGGCGAGGTAGACGCAAACAAGTTTGGTCCGATCAAGGAATACTACGAGTCTTTGCTCACTCCTCCGGGACCTCT